TATGTAGACGTGGTTCTTCGCAACTATGGTCGTCTGACATCCTCTACCGTTATTTTCCTCTACTTGGGTTCTTTTTTAGTTCCTATGTGGTCGATTACGACGGTGTGGATTTCGTCGATGTGTGTTGCGTTGAGCGTTATGATGATTGCATTCGGCTTGTTTGAGGACTTGTCCGGGGTGCGTTCTGCTCGTTTCTGGGAGTGGGTTAATACGACCCCCGTAATGCGGCGTACGATGATTCGCGTTGCGTTGGATGGGTTGCCTTACCATTCTTGGAAACGGCACGTGGTGAAGTTGCTCGGTTATGAGCCTTTGCCCCTGTCCCCCTTTAAGACTGCAGCGGCCTGTGTGGCCGCTGTGTGTGCCGTTATGCTTGCGCGTTACGTTACCAGGGGACCCGCCTATGGGGTCACCATCGATGAGAACGCGTTTGCTTCGGGTCCTGCCGACCAGCGATGCTATCGCCCCTCGGGGGGCATAGTGTCGCACGTCGAAGGACTGCGGGGGCGGGGGCCAGGTCAGGCCAACGTTGAGCCGTTGGATGTTTTGTACCCGGCGGCAAGTGACACGGTGAGTGTTGCGAATGCTCCCAAGATCTTTGGCACTATGTTGGTGCTGGTCCATATAATGGACGGCACGTGTAGTGGTCTTAGTACTGGGAGGTCGGTAGTGATACCTGCGCATGTGGCTAAGTTGATACTGGAGGCTGGGCCGGAAGGCACCGAGATCCGCATTGGTTATGCCTGTTCCACACGTCTGAATGACGTGGTGGTGGTGGTGTATCCATCATGCGTGACGCTGGATGCCTTATCCGACTTTGCGATTGTTGACATGCACCATGAGTTGGCGCGTGTCAAGCCTAATGTGGCCGCTTTGTTTCCCATGGATACTATCCAGTGGGTAGCCGAGTATAGCTCCTATAGCGAATTGCATGTGTTGCGGTTCGATAAGGAGAAGAAGGAGATACAGCTTTTGAAGACTGGCTTGTGTCTCCACGTACTTGGTTCTCCTAGGTACACCGAGCTTGGTGTTAGGACCCAAGCGTGGGGGTTCGGTATGAACAGTCACTTTGTGTGTAAGTTCAAGTCCGTTCAGGGGGATTGTGGATCGTTGTTGTTGGACGCGCATGCTCGTGTCCTTGGACGTTTGGTGGCGTCTTCTGTTGACGACAACCACGATATCTCCGTGTTTGCGCCGATGGAAACGTTGGCGCGGTATGGTCCTTTGTCTGAGTTTAAGCCTACGAGCTTGCTTGTGAACAAGACCACGCTTGGCCCGTTGCGAGAAACGGGCGTGGCCATGCTTGCATCGGCGCATGTGGCGCCTGTGGCAAGTTTGGGAAATGCGTTTGAGACGCATGGCTTCGAGACCCGTTTGGGTCCGGGAGCCGAGAACGTACGTACGTTTGCCGCCGAGCGCGGCATTGCTATGTATGGAGTGCCTGACACGCAGTGGCGTCCTTATGAGCGGGCCCCGGGAGGGTTTGCGAATTGGGAGCTTAGGGCGTTGATCAAGGATAAAGGGTTGGCCCCCAGTTTGGGGCATCCCGACCGCTTGCTTATTGCCGCGCTCCTTAAGCGCTGCATGGTGGCGAGGGTCAAATTGATGTATCCGCAAGGGTTGCGCGTGCTCGATCGTTACACTCTAGCGAGTGGAGGTGAGGCATGTTCGCATTTGCGGATGGCCTCGAGCAACGGCTATGGTGGTCCCGTGGGGATGCACCGAGCGCTGTTCGAGGCGTGTCCTGACGGCGGTATAATGTTGCTGCGGGACCAGTGGGAGCGACTGGAAAAAGCGCTCGATGCCGCTAGGCATGGCAAGTTTGCCCAAGCTGTCGCGCGGGCGTCCAAAAAGGACGAACCGCGCGAAGTTGGGGCTGATGGCCTTGTCAAACCGGCTCGTACCATTTGGGTTCTGAACGTCTTAGCCGCTTTTGCGGAGAGGGTGTTTGCGGACTTTACCACCGCTGCCGCGGAGTCGCTTCCGGGGTCGCGTGTGTGTAGTAATGTGTACGATGCAGCAGATCCTGCTCAAATATATGTGGCACACCAGAGGGCATCCTGGCGCAATGGTGGACGACTTTATGAGTTGGACGGCGTTGGCATGGATAGCAATCAGGTGCGTAGCACGTTGATGGAGGGGGTCCGTGCGTTGAAGGAGGTGGTGCTCCGTTGCGGTGGCGGCCCGGACTGGGCCGCCACCTGCGAAGGAGTGTTCTCTGAGACGCTCGATCCCCTATGGATAATCCACAATGATGTTGTGGTTCGGAGGCGTGGGTTGCCTTCCGGGAGTGGTGTTACCACTTTTTCCAATACCTATGCCAGTGTGGCAGTGCAGATGATGTGCAGCCTCTGGTATGTTCCTGGGTGTCGCGAGGCCTGGGGAGCGGCGGCACAGGTTCCGTTTGAAGAACTTGATGCTAGTTGGCTATCCCTTGTGTCGAGGCACCTGGAGGGGTCGAATGTTTGCGGGGACGATGTGTCCTCGGCTTTCAGCGACCGCGAAGTCAACGCGTGCGCCTCGCTGTATGGTTTGCTTTATGAGAACCAGCACGGTGAGGGCGTTGCGTTGTTGCCCGAGCACGTTACTTTCCTGCGACGCCGTTATTTACGGCGCGAGGGTTTGGACCGAGTCTGGGCACCCCTGGCTTTGGAGTCTGTCGTCAAGATGTTGATGTACGAGACCCCACCCAAGGATGAGGTGGTGCTGCAAAGCGCTCGTATGCAGCGAGTGATTGCTGCGCATCGGGAGCTTTGTTTGCATGGCCGAGAAGAGTACGCCTTGTGGCGACCTTTGCTATTATCCGTGTGGGCGAGCGTCACCGAAGGTCCTTTCCCGTTTAATTACGAGGAGGACCCTTGGCGGCGAGAGCTGCTGGAGTAGTTCCATGTTCGTCCTAGGCAAGACGTTAAACTGCATGTGTGATTGAGATATATATCGTACTTGTTTATGTGCGGGAGAATTCCTGCATTCCACGCATCTATCGGAGCCTAGCCTTGCAGGGCGCGCTCTTTTGTTCTGTGTGTGGTCTTATTTATGAACCGATTATGCAAAGCTGGCAACTTATGCCCCAACGGCACGAGCTGCAACTGCCGTGGGAGACTAGACAGCTAGATTGGTGTAACAACCACTTCTTACCATGACTACAACTCTTACGTCGAATTCAGCCACGGGGGCTTTAAACCCAGAAACATCGGCGGCAGTACCGGCTCCGATTTTGGTCAACGAAGCTTCAGGCGTCGGGACCGAATTTGAGAGCGGGGGCGTGCCCGCCGTTCAAACGCTACCGTTCAACCATGACCTTTCGGTCACCGGGACGCAGCAGAATGACAATATTGAGTATCTTTCTCGGCCGAGATTGCTGCTCTCTTACACGTGGACGGACTCGCCCACCGCTGTTGGCTTTCTGCCGTGGTCCGCTTTCTTTGCGGGGCCCGAGATGGCGAATCGGTACCACTATCTTAACCTATTCAAGGGAGATTTAGTGTTACGTTTCGTAATTAGCGGAACCCCGTTTAGTTATG